AAAATAAGGGATTTCACACTAATTAATTAACATTTTGTATAAATCAATGTGATTTAAATAAGCTAAAACAGCTATATATAGCGAAATCCATGAACCTTAAAAATTGCTATGTCATGCTTTTTCTACTTATATCAATGCATACCGATTTAAATTCGGCGGGGCAAAAGCGGGGCGTTATAATATTAGAAAACAATTCGTTGTTAAAAAGTATGCTGTGATCGGAAAAACAAAAATTATGATGGAGTTTGAAATGATGAAAATATAAAATTATTAAATTATGATCTGTCGCTTGATACAAGTTTTAGTGTAAGCTATACTTAACTTGACAAATAACCAGTAATACTTTTTCTTATAAAGGAGGGAAATTAATCATGTCAGATTTGAAAAAATTAGCTCAATACATGGTCTATAGTTATGAAATGAGATCAAATTCTCAATTTAATAACAGTGAGTTAAAACTTCAAAAATTGATGTACCTTGCTCAACGAGAAAGCTTAGCATTAACAAATGAGCCTCTTTTTGACAACGATTTTGAAGGATGGAGATATGGACCAGTTCTTCCTCAATTGCGATTTTTCTTCGAAAACGACTATGCACCCTTTGATCCAGACAAGGAAAAATGTTTGTCAGAAAAAGAACAATACGTAATCGATAATGTGATAGCTCAATACGGACAATTTGAAGCTTGGGCATTGGCTGATCTTACACATAAAGAAAGTTCATGGCTAAAAAGCAGAAATGGTTTGTCTGATAGCGATTATGGTTATAGAGATATTGATGTAGATGACATCAGAGAAGATGCAAAAAAAGTTCGGCTTTATGACCATGAATATGATATGTATATTGACGAATTTGAAGATTTCGACGGTGAGGTTTTAGCTCTATGAATAGCAATTCCCAATTTATAGGCGAGCTTCGAACATCACGTTTTAAATATTTTGACGTAAAAACAAATAGGCTTGCTTTTAAAAGTCGACCTATACTAATTGTGGGTTGTGAAAAAGAAGTCGGACCTTGCGACTTTACTGTGTTACCAGTTTCTACTATATCGAATCCGACAAATATCATTCCTGATTTTGACATATTTATTTCAAAGGACGATTTTCCTACCCTTAATCTGTCTCGCGATAGTTATTGTCGAACTAGTAAAGTTTCTACTGTACATTCAAAAGATGTTGGAAATAGAAAAATCGCTTCACTAAAAGATGTTTATCCTGAGTTATATCATGAAATTCAAACTAAATTTATTTTATTTTCGAACACCCTGTTTTAATAGACATACTTTGCGTACCTTCTCTTAAAGAGGAGGTATTTTTATGTACCCCATCTACGACCGGACGGTTATGAGCCGTCTGCTCTAACCAACTGAGCTAAGGGTACTTTTAATAACTCACATTATTTTTAAAACGTGGTATAATAAAGAAATAGAACGCCAGATACAGTCCGCTTCCCCAAGTAACTGTATCTGACGTCCTTTTTCGATGGGCGAGTGACTTCCCAACAAAGTTAAACATACAGATAAAACGATTACTTTGCAAGCATTATATACTTATAAAAAAAACTCCCAACTAATTAAGTCTGGGAGACTTCTTCTATCTTAATTACAATTAAGAAAGCAAAAAAATAAGCCCCCTACCGATAAGTAGAGGGCTTTTTTTAACAAAAATATTCAATTACGCTGATACTTGTCACGCAAATTGCAAGGATTAATAGCAGCCCTATTAATAATAAGCTTGAAACAAATGTCGTATCTTTTTGGACAAACACAATGTAAATCCATTCATTTAATAAATAAAGAATAACAATATCTATACTAATGACTATCATCCAGTATAAAAATTTCATATTGCACCTCTATCTTAATAAGCTAAAGATTGGCCTGGATAAATCAAATTAGGATTCGATAAACCATTCTTTTGAGCTAGTGATTGATACGTAGTACCGAGCTTAGCTGCAATTGAGGATAGGTTATCCCCGCCATGAACGGTGTAGATGCGGTTGCTTGAGGAAACCCCACTCACTTTGAGCTGTTGGCCAACGTAAATATAATTCGGATTAGCTAGTCCGTTTAGACTCGCTAACGTTTGATATGTTGTCCCATACTTACTAGCGATACCGCTCAAAGTCTCACCTGATTGGACAACGTGAATGCTTGCTGTAGAAGGAGCTGCACTTGTCGTTTGCAAGATTTCAACATCCTTGCGATTGATCCAGCTCATGATGCCATCGAGCAATACTTTCGTTCCGCTTACTTCCTTAACGGTGTAACTATTGCCTTTGACCCATTGAGGGATCGCTTGGCCGGTTGACCAAGTAGAAGCAGAGAAGTTCACTTTAACTTTGAATCCAGCTTTGATGTCATTCTTAGGCGTTTCGTTCGCTTGCTGACCTTGATCAATCGCAGGCGTTTCAGTATCAGGCTTCACAGTTACTTTGCCGTCATCGTCTTTGATAGATCCGTTATAGCCGTTATCTGTAATACCTGTCAAATCAATATTACCGTCCAAGCCACCAGCGACATACGTAGATGTAAACTGATAGATTGCTACGCCTTCCATGCTCGGAAAAACACTCCAGACTGGTTTTGGTGTTACATTGTAATTCGGATAGGCAGCCATCCACAACGAGTTAGGGAACTCCGCTAGAATTTGCTGATAGTACACATACTGAAGCGTGAAAGGCTTGTACGAATAATACATCGGAGTGTAACCGGCTTGTTTAATTCGCCTCATGCCGTAAAGAATTGTATCAGTATTCGCTTGCTTATTAGAGCTTGCACCATGTTCAAAATCCAGAGCGACGATTGACCCTTTCGGCGTTTGAATCTTAGGCAAAAAGTAATCCATTGTTGTTTTTGCAATACTCATACTCCCCCACGTGTCATACCAAATATAGGTATGCGCTCGTTTACCTTGTGCGATCGTCGAAGCTACTTGACTAGAATAAGTCCACTGATTGTACAAACCACCAGCATTGTATCCACCGATTTGACTAATCGAAAATTTATCCGAGCCATACCCAAATTTCCCTTGTGCTCCTTGATATACAGCCCAATCAACGCCTTGATCACCTTTCGCAGCTTGTACGTTACTCGGAAAAAAAGGCAACAAAAAAAGAGCTACAATAGCTCCTACAATAATTTTCTTTTTCATGTATTCTCTCCTATTCATCTGCTGAAAACATCTTGTATGTTCGATTTGATACCCCCAAAACGGTTCCCAAAAAAGTGCCTAGCGCTGTGATAATGATTACCGTGATATCGGTGTACTCCCAATTAACCGCCTTTCCTACCACACCAACAAATGTCGCCAGCGCAGGAATGACAATTGCGGCCACCCATTTCAAAATTTCAAACGTCTTATTTTGCATTATTCTCACCCCCTCAAAAATTTAAGCAATTCCAGTACGAATGCAAATACAACGCCAGCACCACCACCAATTCCCAAGATTAGTTTCCATATGTTAGTCTTATCAATCATACGTAGTTCGTGCTTATGCTCCTCTTCTTCTTTGTTTCGATTTAGGACCTCTCTCAAAATTTCAGCGTTTTGTTCCGATTGGCGCGTATTTTGTTCTCGCAAAAATCTATTTGATTCATCCACACGAGCAAGCCCTTCGTTCATTGATTTTTGCATTTCTATTGAAAGGTCATTTAAGCGACTGATTTCTTTGTCGTGTTGCTTAAGCTTATCTTCGTGCTGTTTTACCTGAGCTTCAAGTTCCATTCCCACATGACTACCCCTTCCTCTCTCAAAATAAAAAGCACACCCGAAAGTGTGCTTAGATACGATAAAACAAATCAAACGCCGCATACGACGAACGTTGTTCCCAGTTTGTCCCTGTGCACAAATATCCAAATTTGATGTTTGGATCAGCAGTTGACGCATCTTGTGCAGAATAGCCTCCAACCCCAACGGCGACAGGAACAAATGAAAATCCTGTTACTTTCGTTGACCTGACATAGCCAATCAACGTTAAAGAGTGTCGAGGAATCGCCCATTTTTCGAGCGCACAGATATAGACACCTACATCGTTTTGACCATCGGTGACATTGACTCTGATGTGGATTTCGCCGTTAGAGGTTTCTTCAATGTACGTCGGACCAGTCAAATCAGTTTTATTCGCCGTCATGCCACTTCTAAGGGCGGGTTCAAAATATCTTAGATTTCCGCTAGCCGAATCAGTGGTTATATTGTCTACTCCCATATCAGTATATTTTTGATGGTCACTATATGGCACTGTCCATAATCCGCACTCAAGTCCGGCATCGTGAATTTTATCAATCAATGCTTGATTCACAGAAGCTTTCGAGTAATCAAAACTTGGAACGAAATTATTTATTACACATTTTTGAATCATTTCTTCTGAATACTCGCTGATTAACCAATGCATCACCGTATAAGGCATTCTTTGTCTCATCTTAACTAATACTTCATAGGTAAAACAAATAATCACACATTTGTTTAATAACCCTTTTCTACGAATGACGGTGACGATTGAATCTAGTTGTGCATCGGTAAAATCTGTTTTAAGAGGTGTAATTTCAATAACTGGAACTATTCGTGCTTTTATACATGCATTCAGATATTGTTCAAATGTTGGAATTTTTTTCTCTACATCAGATAGAGTATTAATACCATTGCCCGTATCTAATCTTAAGGCTTCGATTTCACTTGACGTTTTATCCATAAAATTCCCAGTTCCATTCGTCATTCGATCTAAGGTTCTATCATGAAAACAATACCATTTCCCATCTGTGGTAAGTTGGATATCCGTTTCTGCTCCCCAATGTCTGCTTGTCTTTTCGAATGCAGCGATCGAATTCTCAGGGTAAAAGTAATTGTTCCCCCTATGGGCTATAAATTTTGTTGATGGAGTAAAAGATTGTCCGAATCTCGCAAGAGTTTGCTCCGCAGTTCTTTTAGGAGTCATTGTTTTTAAATGTGAAACTCCATTTTCTGCTTCTTCTTGAGTCGCCAGATGTGCTTTGAAGTATTGATCCGTTCTCAGCGGAGTCATCGTTTTTGTATTGTCTTCACCTAATTCTGCCTCTTCTTGAGTAGCAAGATTTTCTACGTGATTGGCCGCCATCATTGACTTAATGTGTTCATTCATGGAAATCTCAATTGAGAAAACTAGATTCCCATAATCAACATTAATTTGCGACTGTACAGTCTTGCTTGAAGCTTCGGTATATATTATTGTTCGTAGAAATCCTTCGTCATCAATACTCGGTGTAGCTGTATTTCTGGCAGTTATTTGTTTAACTAAGTTTGTAGTATTAGGTGGCAGTTGGTCTGTTTGCCAGCCTACACCATTTATATGATTTGCTATTTTTAAACTATTACCGCTTGGACATGTTCCGAACCCCCAAGCGCTTGATTCTAGAGGGCTAACAATAATTTTTTTTGCAACTGTCGCTTGACTAGCTTTATCAATTGCTCCTCGATCAACAAAGAAGTCTTCCGATAGTTCTCGCTTAATAATTTCTACAATATCCCACTTATGTTCTAAACAGGGATATTGGTTTGCTGTACCAGCCACAGTGTTTACTGTTGTCTTTTGTCCATCTAGTATTTTCAAGCTATCATATCTTAATTGAACCAGTTCTGTTTTAAAATCTGATGGACTAGGCAACTCGTTAAGACCATGAACAGCGCTTGCCCAATGAGGGTTTTTATCATCTGATCCAGACTCCTTATTGCTGAAATCGGCTGTAAAAGTCATTCGGACTTTCTCTTTACCAACTAACTGATAGATCACGTTAGCGGAACTTTCTTCTTTATTGAAACTCTCTTCTTTTGTCCAGAAGTTCCCATTTTGAAAATCGTCAAGCGCTTGACTAACTGTGTCTAACGCTTCGGCCACAGCACCTGAGATCGTACCTTGAACCTCCGTTGCTGTTTCATTTATGCTTGCTTCGTAACTATTAATCTTACCTTCTAAAGTAATTAAATCAGTTTGAATTCCAGCAAAAGCTTGAGATAATTCTACAACATAATCATCTTGTTGTTGTTTAAGATCAGCAATATTTTCTTCCTGAAGCTTTTGCAATTCTTCAATCAGTTTATTGAATTCAGATATAACCGTTTCGGCTTCACTGGCGTTCAAATCGGCATTATCCAGTACAATAACTTCAAAGTCTCCTGTTGTTGCAACAACTCCGTTTTTATTAGTAAATTGAAAATACGCACGTTCATAAGGCCCTGCAACTCCAAACGCCTCACTAGGAAACGTATACTGGAACAATCCCTTTTCTGCATCGTTTAATGCGGCACCATCAGAATCAATCACCTTCGTTTGGAAATTATGAGTATTTCCCATGAAAGTAATTGTTAATCCTGTTAAATCAAATGGTGAGCCGTCTTCATTAATTACACTGATCTTTTCCGTATAACTCTTATTATCACCAACACGGCCGTGAACGATATGTCCGCCTGAAAGTTCTTTGCCTATGTCTAAATTCAGCATTCTCCATCACCTTCTCTCAATTTTTCTTTATATTCTTCTGGTCCCCAGATTTGTTCTAACTTGTCATTGTTTATATCATCCGCCAAAACTAAGCGTTCATGTTCATGGCCTCTGCGTTTTGCTTTTAATTCCCAAGTAAATCTAATATTCGGTTTATCAGAACATACTAAAAAAGCATCCGATTTAAAATCAGACACCCAAACTTTCGCATTATCATAAGGTTGTAAAAAAACTTCGTACGGAATGTCTAAATTAACAGTGTCACTAAAGATTTCGTCTATCGGAACCCAAATCTCGCATTTTGAGCTTGTTACACTTCTGCCGACATCTCCTAAATAGCTTTCAGCTGTTTCATAAGCTGGTGTTGCTCTAGCACCATCTCTTGTTAGGTGTATTGCATTTTTGGCACCAGTAACAGTGAAATCTCCTAAAACCAATAACCTAGACGTCGACATTTCAGAATGACTATCACCATACATTCTGAAATAAAAACTGCTATTGACACTAATTATGAGGGTCCCATTTGTCGATTTATCCCCCCAAATAGATATGATTCTTTTGTTAGGATCTTCTGCATCACTAGCATTTTTATAAAACCTTAATGCGCTTCGCTGCATTCCTAACAGAAGATTATCTGAGAAGTCTTCTGTTTCTTGTATGATTTCCGCCCCTCTAATTTTTCCACCATAAATTTCACTACCATTAATAGTTACTCCTTCAATATTAATAGCTTTAAGAATCCCTGTGTGAATTGCTGATGCGTTAACGCCTTCTGCTGTTATCGCCGAACCAAATGTTTTACCACCATCTGTAGAAACGCCTAACCCAGCAGAATTTAGAATCACCAGACGATTGCTATTATCTTTTTCTATAGCAAGTATTCCATTTTTAGTGAACTTTAATTCTGTCTGTGCATTCAATAAATCAGAAGTAGCGGATTGAATCGCATCGGAAAGCCAGTCATTAGGAATTTGTTTTATTCCATTCGCAATATCAGACCAGTTTTTTGAATTTGTCGAATCTGCTACATTTTTTTGATCAGCAGCATTCAACGAATTACAAGTTACGCTTTTATATATCGAATTACCTTGAACATCAAAACTTTCATCAATTCCAACGATTCTAATTTTTTGCTGAAAATTTAAGCCTTCATCAATAGCAAGAATATAATCTCCCGGTTTTGGCAAAGAATATTTGTATCCTGCTTTTTGTAAATCTTCTACAGTCAGAGAAACGGCAATACCATATGATGAATCAACGAAGTCTTTTACTTTATTGTACAAATTAATTGAATTGGTGAATCTCTCATCAACAATAGGATCAGCTTCTAATTTTCCATATATACTAGTCAATGGGCTAATATATTCAACTTCCAACCGCCCTTTAGACTCATCTTCCGAATCATAAAAAGCACCAAATCCTTTTGCATAAGTGACAAAATCACCTATGTTATGTTCTAAAACTAAATCTTGCATGTTAAATCCTTTACGAACAATTGTCGAAAGATCACTACCTACTTTCTCTACAATCGTTACAGTTTTACCGACCACTTTGAATTCGGTAGACGTACTATTTATAAAATCATTGAACAAAGCAAGCCGATTCTTCATACCGAAGTTTTGTTTCTCAAAAGCTGAAAGAGTAACACCCAATTGATAATTGTAGCCACTATTTGTGAATATTAAATCAAGATACGCTTTCGCAGTATTCGATCCATTTAAAATAGTATAAACGGAAGACTTTCCCATTTTAAAGAAAAATTCATGAATCGCATCAAATTCAACTGTCACAGATTCGCCATTATCCACTGGTAAAGCATACGTAATATAATAAAGTTCATCTTGAAACTCTACAGACCAGCCTCTATCAATGCCTGTAATGACCTCGTCACCTGTGTAAATAGACCCTTTAATGGATTTTTCCCCATTTACTTTGTGCGTATATGTTAATTCAGTTAAAGCTATAAATTCTTCGCCACGAATATTTTTAAAAACTGTCACCAATTTCACCTACTAACTTATCTATAGAAATCTACTTTATTTATTAGTTTTATTGAAGCTCCAATCATTGATGTACTATATGGGATAAATCCTCGTTCGGAAGGTTCCAATACAAAATATTCAAGGTTCGTCTGATCGTTAATATTGAGACCATTAAGAGTAAAACTTGATCCCTCTAATAAGAAAATATCACCTGATACTATAGATTTTTTACCTTCATAGCTTAGCGTGCGATCACCAATCGTCACAGTAAATTTTGTTCCAGGACTGGAATTTGCTATAACTTGTACCGCCCACGGCCATTCTAACTGACTACATGGTGCGGTCCCCTTGTACTCGATGAATCCACCCTTTCCTGACAATTCGATTGTATCTGGTTCTGTCATACCAAAAGGGACATCTGCTGTTACCAAGGTAAAGCTAATCTCATAAAGTAGCCCTGCATCGCTAAATCCTTGAAAAGAATAATCAATCTCACCATCTAGTAATACTTTATAGCGATAATGATATTTTCTTTGTTTATCAGGTTTTAATAAGTCAAACCCTAGTTTTTGACCGGGTCTTTCAAATTCATATATTGTCCCTGTACTGTACATTCGAGTAATAAAATAAGGCTCAGTATCGGCGAAAATACCATTGAGCCTATCCTTCATTAATTCGTCCTGAAGTTCGTCAGAAACATAATACTTCCCAACAACAGATATCTTTTTTTCAGTATGTGTTGCACCCATAAACAAATTGCCATTCTTCCCATTGATTCTTTTGCGATTCGATTCAACGACAGCATTTGACACTTGAATATCCTGAACAAGAACGCCCAAGGAGGACATTCTTGTCTTTAGACCATCTTTTTCAATGTATAAATCCATCTATGTTCCTCCTATCAGTTCTTATTGATCAAATTGATTCGATTTGCATTTCGCGCATCTTCGGTCTTGATATAGTTGTAAACTTTTTTTCCATCCCAATTTTGTTCAATCGTAAGGTTGATATCAGAATTAGGACTGTTTTGCACATCGTCGCTTAACTCACTAAAAGATGAAGAAAGCTTACCAGTTACAGCTCTAGTATCTGCAGTAACAACAGATCGTGCAGAATATTCTTGATCTGAAATGGCATTCGCATAAGCTAATGCTTGACCATCAATTTTTGGCAACATTGCTTGCATCCCCTTGACTAAACCGGAACCAATAAAGCCCCCAATTTTTGCCATAACACGAGACGGTGAATGGATATCAAGTGCCGCTCTCATCTGGTTGGCCACATTACTAGCAATTCTATTTGCTGTGTTGTATATCGTATTTGCCGCATTAACTAAACCATTGTTTAAGCCAATACCAGCGTTGTATCCAACATAGTACAAAGAGTTTCCTAAGTAACTAAAAGCAGATGAAATATGTCCTGATACATTAGAAGCAATCGAAACCATTGTATTCATTCCGCTAGAAAACGCGTTGCGCATTTGATTCATTCCAGATGATAGGGTTTGAACCATGTTTCTAATAGACTGCGTGTTAGAAGTAGATATTTTAGAGAAACCACTATTAACCGTATTTGTTACTTTGCTCATAGCAGATGTAACTGTCTGACTCATGTTATTCATTGACTGATTCACGTTTCGAGTCATAGTAGATATCTCTTTACTTGAACCAGTATTAATATTTTTCGCATTACCAGTTACATTCTTGTACATCGTATTAGATGCTTTTGAGGCGTTGCTTGAAGCTTGATTCATATTCTGGCTTACTGCATTCGAAGCGCTCGCTGTTGTCTGATTAACATTTCCATACATACTTTGGAAATCCTTAGAGACATTGGCATTCGCTTGACTAGCATTCTTAGAAGCCGCAGATGAAGCCGATTGTGTATTTTGACCTACGCTATTAGCTAAACTGTTTGTGCTAGCAGAAACATTGCTTTGCATCCCTTGATATTGCGCAGTAGTTTGGTTTTTTGCGTTTGCAGCTGCATTGATGGCATTGTTTGAGCTCATTGTGCTCAAACTGCTAACATTTGCATTCATCTGGTTCATTGAACCAGTAATATTCATATTTGCTTGACTATAGGCTGAGCCCATAGTATTCGAGGTACTTGTAGCATCATTAGAAACTTTTGTACTAGTTTCTTTAGATTTTCCTGTGATAGTATCCCATAGGTTCGAGAATCCATTTTTAATACCATCCCATGCCCCTTGCAAAACATTCGGTATGGCTTCTAATATTGCGGATGCTAATGAGGTGATAATTTGCAAGCCCGCCATCGCGATCTGAGGAAGCATTTGTATGATCGTTGTAATCAACGAAATAATAATTTGAACACCTGCAGAAATAATCTGAGGCAAGTTCTGAACTAACCCATTCACGATAGCCATGATTATTTGAATAGCCGCTTGTAATAGCATAGGCAAATTCTGAACAATAAAATTGCAAAGTCCATTTACAATTTGAACTGCTCCTTGCATTAATTGCGGGATATTACTCATCAACCCTTGAATCAATTGCAAGATTGCATTTAAGGCCACTGGCAATAATTGAGGGAGCATTTGGGTTAACCCATCAATCAATCCTAAAAGAATCTGAATACCCGTTTGTATAATTTGTGGTAAATTCTCAGTGATTGATCCAACAAAAGAAGAGAGTATTTGTTGAACCGAGCTAACTATTTGCGGAATGTTTTGAATAATCCCATTTACTAAGTTCAGTAACAGTTGCATCCCCATATTAATCAACTGTGGTAAGGCAGAAGCGACAGAGCTAATAAATGATGTTACTACTTGCAAAGCTGAACTAATCAGAGAAGGAGCATTTTGTCCTACACCTTGAACTAGGGTACCAACTATCTGCATACCAGCATTAATCAATACCGGGATCATTGTAGAAATTGCACTAGCAAATTTAGAAATCAATTCTGTTCCACTGGCCATCAATTGAGGCAACTGGGAAGCAATCCCATTTACTAGATTCGTAATAATTTCAGGGCCTTTTGTTGTAACTGTATTTAGCATTTCGTCAATTTGTTTCCCGAATTGATTATTTACTAAACCCAAGCCTGCTACTACTAACCCTAAAATGGCTGCTGGTCCAATAGCGGCTAAAGCTACTTGCATAATTGTTGCCATAGCTGTAGTCATTCCGTTCAAAGCACTCATGCCGACAGCAGACGAAGCGGCTAAACTCCCGCCGATTTTTGGAAAAAGTCCGATCAAATTTGAAATACCACTTTCAAATAGTTTCATCGGCCCGCTTACTACTCCGCCGATGATTCCAGAGAAACTGGTAAAACCCTTGCTTAACAATTTGATTCCTGGAAGTGCAGCGTCTAATGCTAAAGCCCCTCCCACCACAGATGCTAAAGGAATCAAAGGCTTAATTGCTGACGTGACATCCATAACTGCTTTTCTGTACTTAATCAATTGATCGCCTGATAATTTGGTTCCATTTACAAAATGGTCTAAAATCGGATTCAATTGGCCTAAAATATTGACGAAATTATCAAGCCCTTGAGATTGACCAAGTTTATCAACGAATTTGTCAACAGCTTGTACTAATGTTGTTAACAATGGTAAAACGGCTGTTCCAACTTTAATCTGTAACGTCTCAAAAGATCCGCTTAGTCCCTCTATTGCACCTTTTAGGTTGTTGAGTTTCTCTTTTGCAACTTCTGCCGCCGTGACTTTGCTGATGGCTTCTTGCATAGAATTAGCTCCATCAGCACCTTCATTCATTGCGATAGTAGCTGCACGGACTGCATCAGTACCAAACATCGTTTTAAGTGCTTGTTGTTGCTGCTGTTGGGTAAGACCAGACAATTTGTCTTTTAACAATTGCGAAATATCAGCAAAAGATTTAATCTTCCCATTTGCGTCAAAGAACTGATTGGCTCCTTCTTCCGTCATCAAGCCTAATTCTTGCATCTTAGCTTGTGCTTTATCCGTTTGCGGTTGTAAGTTTTGAAGCATTGTCTTCAATGAAGTCCCCGCATCTGATCCTTTTAAACCGTTTTGAGCGAATACTGCAAGAGCATCTGTTGTATCATTAAAACTTAATCCAACACCAGAAGCGACCGCTGAAACCATGGACAAGCCGAATTTCAATTCTCCAACGTCTGTCGCTGATGCATTTGCTGCACCGGCTAATTGATTTGCAGCATCTACAACAGTGAGATTGTCGTTTTTAAACGCATTCAGTGCCGTCGATGCTATTTCTGCTGCGCTCTTTAAATCTAGTTCTCCTGCGGTTGCTAAGTTTAGAGCGCCTGTCAAACCACCATTTAAGATATCTTTAGTAGAGACTCCGGCTTTAGAAAGCTCTCCAATGGCATCTGCCGCTTCACTAGCTGAATAAGCAGTTTCTGCACCAGCTTTGATTGCCGCATCATTGAATTTCTTCATCGTCTCCGAGCTCTCACCGGTTACTGCTTTGATGTTACTCATCTTTTGCTCAAACTCTGCAGCTTTCGAAACAGTATCCGTAATGCCACTTTTGATCTTATTTAAAGCAGCGAACGCAACACCTACACCTACAATTTGTTTGACTAAGCTTGCTGTTTTTGAGGAAGCTTTATCCGTATTGGAACCAATACTATTCAAAGCATTGGCCGCTTTAGAACCAGCATTACTAAAAGCATTGGTTAGCTTCGATCCTACCTGTGTGGCTAAATTCCCAGTAGTAGTAACAACTTTATTAATTGGAGCAGTGATCTTATTAGCCATATTATTGGCGCTTGATACTACTGCAGAGAATGCCTTAGTAAATGTTGAAGGAATTTTATTGCTTGTATTCTGAGCGACACTAGCAATTCCTAAGAATCCTTTATTTGTTAAATTGCCTAATGTACTTGCGGTGTATCCAATTGTTTGAAAAGCTTGCTTGAATGGTGCCGGAACTTTTGTTGCTGTGTAATTGGCCACAGAAGCAATTTTTTCAAAGCCGCTACTAACGGATGACCCTAGCCCGCTAGCCGATTTAGAAATGGAATTCAGAACACTCGAAAAACCGCTACTTATTTTCGAGTACCCTGACTGAGCAATACTAGCAACTTGATTGAATGCCGATTTAAACGGCTGGGGAATTTTTTCGCCAATAGATGCAATTACCCGCTGAATCTGACCACCTGATTTTGTGAAAACTGCAGTCATTGCTGGGGCAATGCCGGCCAAGTTCGTTGGCATATTCGCACTTAATTTACTCATAATCTGCCCAACCTTTTGGACCATTGAGTTGCTGTGATTCGTCGCTGCAGCAGCTGCAGCCTTCATGCCAGAATTAGTCATGTTTACAACCTTGTTCATAGCATCGTTATATTGTGATAAATCTGCGCCGATAATTGCATTGATTGATCCATCAAAAGCCATTCCCTCACCTCCAATTCTTATTTTTGAAATAGTCTGTTACCGTTTTTACTTGTTTCGCCATTTGATGTTTCTCGTTTGAGGAATTTGTTCTTGAGAATAGATCCCTGATTTTTTTCTCCGCTTTTTTCTTGTCGAAAACTTTTGTGAGTTTTGGTTTTTTTGCATTTAGAACATATCGAAGATTGAACGCAAAAATTGATTGTCGTTCTTGTATATCAATATCCCTTAACGCTAAACCTTCAAGGATTGATTCAAGTTCCCACAAATAACAATTCATAATTAGATCGATGTCTGTTAATCCTTGTCTTGCACAGTCGATAATGAGATTTCTTTCTTCATCCGATCCGCCAATTCCTGCATAGCCTTGGATTGAGCTTCGGGATTTTCGATATCCTCGGTCGGATTCATCCCTTTCACCGCTTCGCTTGCTTTCTCTAGATTGCCAATATATTTCTTCAGTTTCTTCACGAAAAAACCTGAAGCCAACATCTCTGCTTTCAAATCAGAAAAGATTTTACCGTATCCTTCTTCTTCATCCTCAAATCTTTCAACGTATTCACCAATGGCAGTTAATACGTCGTTTTCTGACGGGTCACCTTTTGCGGCGAGTTTGATAATATTGACTAGTGCGTCATCATCTTCTTCAAGAACTTGTGCAAATAGAATTCCTGCACCGTCGTTTTGAGAGTTCCCGTTTTTATCTTTGCTGGCTAGTTTTTTATTCGCTTTGAACAACATGCCATATCCAAATTTTATTTCTAATGGTTTCCCCTTTAATTCAACTGTAAATGCCATAATAGCTTCCTCCTATTTATAAAAGAGAGAGAGACTAAGCTCCCTCTCCTTCACTTTCTGTGATATCTTGTTCATTTGATAAATCTCGTTCAACTACCCCAGTTTCTTGCTGGGGCGTTTTAGGGTGTAGGTGCTTCGGTTTTGATATCATCGTAATCACCAGTAGTTTCACCTGGGCGTTGGAACTGATACAAGCTTTCGATCATGGCAACATCTTCGTCAGAAAGTGGGAATGTTCCGTCCTGTAATTTACCGATAATATTCAATGTATAGCTAATTTCAACTAAATCATCGCCCTCGTCATATTCCAATTCATCTGGGATACCATAGCCAAATTTTGCAGGATATGCTTTGATTTTCAAGCTTTCTTCCCCTTCTGGCTTACCCAATGTTTCTGAAACTACGACACGCCACACTTTGACCGATTGCCCGTTCTTCTTTGCATCTTCAATAATTTGAATAGAATTATCGTCAGGGGCAAAGTATTGCGTTAATTCAATACTGTGTTCATCAGTCGATTTAAGGATGATTCGACCCATCTTGGTTTGTTCATCAATGTTGTCACCACCGATAGTAGTAGTCCCTTCCGTTTGAAATGCTGGTAATAATGCTGGTGATCCGATTGGTGCGGATACTGCTTGGATGAAATACCAAACACGGTTCCCTTTAATTGGTGTGCCTTGAAATTTTGTTACACCATTATTCACTGGATCCGCAAAATATTGTAGGCGCATTTGCATTAATTGATTTTTCTTCATGAATATTCCTCCTAAAATATATAATCTGAAATTCTAAAAATTATGTGATAAACTTCTCTCCCAATTGTGTCGTCAATTCGTATGTCAGATGACACTTTCTTACGCACACCAAGCGCCGCTTTTGTCTGATGAATTGCATCTTCTGCAGCTGTACGGCTGTTAGTCGGGTAGAACAAATCAATCTGTAAATCTGTATCCACAACTGCAGGACCAAACTTAGCACTCGGACTGTCATCGTCAAGGTGAGTTCCTATCACGTAAAAAGGCTCCATGACATCTTTGCCAGGGAGCTTAAAATAAATAGGAATTCCTGTTTGACTTAAGCCATCAGAAATTCCTTTTAAAAATCTCGTATTCGGAGCGTGTTCCATTGAATCACCCTCTCGTTATTTTTGTCATTGCTTTAATAAATCTTGGAAACTCTTCTTTTACCGCAGGAAAAAGAAACGGTTGAGCGGCCATGTATCGTGTACCTTCTTCCACATAGATGGAGTAGTCAACAGGAGATGATACGATCGTTCGAAGCCTTCCTGATTCATACGCATAAATATTTTCACTTAACCAACCTGTATCAAACGGTGCTAGTTGTTTCGCGCGTTTCTCGACACGTAAACCGGATTTTATGACCTCTTGATGCGCTACTTGTTCCATTTTCTTCTTTTGTTGGATCACACCACGAGTAAACTTATCCAACCCTACAATTTTTACCGTCTTACTCATGAGACGATCACTACTGTAGAATTCTTATGATGCCTCAATCCGAAGATATTTCTTCGCATGCCTTCAAATTCAATCTCACTGATGTCGTTCCATATCCCTCTAAGATGAATCTTAAACGCTGTTTTCGTGTACTTGCCAAAGACAGAAATCTGTTCATCAAGTGAAAGATCACTTTTTAAGCAAGGTACGATCACAGATTCATTTTTCTGTTCATCTTCACCTAAATAACCTGGGACTGTATCGGAAGAAGTAATCTTACATCGATATCGATAGTTCATCAGATCCACCTCGCGATCCCTTTTCCGGCTGTCTTCGTTTTCGTGTATTCATCAAAAAGCGGAAGATACTCTTCAAGGTAATTCTTTTCCCATGAATAGGACCGCCCTTCTTCGCTGTCGGCAGTTGTGCCTTCGCTATTCAGTTTATTAAATCGTTTCAAAATCACATCTCTTTTGATGTACTCAAACTCATCTGGAATAGCATCAAGCTTAGAAGTTCCATTCGCAGACGCGTATTGATTGATAGTAGCAAGAATTCTTTCTTCGCTATCTTTGATCAGTAGATTTAGCAACGAATCTTGAAGAGCATCAGAGATTCCAAGTAATAGCTTAATATCATCTAGCATTAAGCTTCATCCTTCCTTATTCGCCACCACTATCTGGCGGTGTTACAGGTTCCGTTGTAATTGTTGCTTCAACAACGCCTGCTGGAATTTCAGGGAATAACACCAATGCATTCATGAACAATGATTCGTAAGTCGCATTACGCAATGTACGTCCACGAGTTGCAGAGATAAACCCTGTTTCGTCAGTGAAGTCTACAAAGATATCTCCCAAATCAGAAGCTTTCATGTCTAAGTAGGCTAAAACGATGTTATCAACAGCAGTCGAATAAACCTTGCCTTCCGGAACTGCGTTTAACACAACTACATTGTTAGCTCCTAGAAAGTTTTTAAGCAAAGTCATGCCAAACACATTCGAAGCATCAGCCAAAACTTTTGTGTCGCCAAGATACGTTGCTGCATCCATTGGATTAATAAATGAAACGAACTCAGCACCATCAAACTCTTCAAAAGTACTCAATTTCCCCCAAGATTGGGCCAAAGCTTTTTGTAACCCTTCTGCATCTATTTTAGTTGGTGCAGTTCCTAAGAAATCAACAAATTTTGTTTTGATTCCACCTTGGATTTGACGCAACAATTTGTTGTCCGCTTGATCAATAGCTAGTGAAGCCCCATGACGAGCAATTGACTCTGCTGAAACTGCACGACGCCATTTGTTGAAAGTTACCTGAAATGATCTATCTTTAGCACGAGTAACTTTAGATAGCGGAATATCTTCCCCTTCACCAACAGCCCCATCTTTTAATGTTGCTGTCCATTTATACATTTGAATTTTCATATCTTGTGACAACGCTTCTAGACGAGTTACACCTAGTAAAGTAAGTAATTCTCTGATTCCTGCTTCAAAACGGTTAACGAAATCAATGGACTTAATTTCTCCTAGATCGTCCATTTTTGTTAAGTCTGTTTCTGCAGCAAACATTTGTAAATCCATTTTTAATAATTTGTCTTTATTCGTTTTCGACATATTTTTCATGTGTCTTCCTCCTAAAATAAATCTCTGTTTTCGGCAATCATTCGCTGACGTTCTTTAGAATCCTTGATTGCCATGATTTCAGCTTTAGTCATTTGCCCGGTGCTTGTTCCAACACGTGTTTTTGATTTCGAAGCAAGCCGTTCATTCACTTTGTCTTCTACTGCTCTATCCCATTCTTCGCGTAACGCTTTTACGTCTTCTAGGATTTCTTCAGCTGTTTCACCAGTAACACGCGTAGCGAAATCCGCAGGCATCCCATTTGCAGTGAGTTGTTTCCCTTTTTCGACAAATAACTGCTCTTTGCGAAACTCAGCTTTTTCTTTCTCGAAGTCATCTTTTTCTTTCTGTATCAATGCTTTTTGACGTTCGGATTCAGAAAGTTTAGCAAGTCGAGCTGCCTCGTTTTTTTCCTGTTCAAGTTCTTTCTGCCATTTTGATTTTTTGCCTTTGACAATGGTGTCGATCTCGTCATTATCCTTAAATCCAAATTTTTCTTTGATGGCTGCCAGCTGTTCATCAGTTAAATTTTCCGCATCAAATTCAGGTGTTTGCTCCTCGGCCGGTGGAGTATCATCGTCACCAGGTTCAGCGAAAAATTGTAGATGCATTGGCAATAATTGTTTTTTAAACATAGTTGTTACTCCTTCCATAGCTTTTAACGTGGATCAATGCTTACACTTCCGATGCTTTTAATGTCATCACGCTTGGACAAAATAAAAAAGCCTAGCAAAAGCTACGCTGATTCACTTTCTTAGATATTTGACCGTTTCTTTAATTATTCCTATTGTGATAAAAAGCGATAGCGCCAAAAGTGGCATCCCTACCAATACGCAAATAGCTTTAACAATCAAAATATTCACTCCTCTATAATCCTAACTCGTTATCTGTCGGCACAATCGTACTTCTGCAATTTACATGCATAGGTGGCGCATTAGTTCCTGGTTGGTAATCTTTAATCTTAAATACTTCACCATTCAGTCCCTTGCATATCTCTGTGGTTCGATTGTCGATATGAGCCAGATATTCGTATTCAGTTAATCCAGCTTCTTGATACCTTTTGACTGCGCTATTATTGATGATATTTGTTCCATCCGTTCGAACGATTGCTTCAGCTCTGCTTCTAGCAACGTTGTACTTTTTTCGTAATTCACGAGCAATATCGGCAGGTCCTGACCCTCGAATGAATCCTTTGATCAAAACATCTTTCAAATCTTTAGCCAAATCATCAACGTTGCCCCATATACTCTGAGAATAATTCTTTCCGTTAAACGGAGTTTCTACTAATTGTTGTAAAGTTGGCCCATTTAACGTGCTGGCAGAATTACCAAAATTGATTTTGCGATAAGCATATTTCCCTACTTCTTTTAGATAAGACTCAAATGATTTATGCAATTTATCAGACATTTTCCCTAACTGATAAGCTAGGTCAAACTGCAACGCTTCTAATCTTGTGACCTTTCCTGCAGCATATTGTTCGTCTAATCGCTTCAACAACTCAGGGTCTTTTTCGAATTGTTTAAAGTACTTGTTTGCATTCTCACGATAATCAGACAAATCTTCTCGCATTAGCCGTTTTTTCGCTTCCTGCAAAGTGATTTTATTCTCTTTAGCATATTGAGCATAAAAAGCATAAATCTCTTTCTGGATGTTTTGACGACTTTCTGTGTAGATGGTTTGTAATTCATCAAAGAAATCAAGATCTGTTTGATCAACATATACAAAGATTTCGTCCATGCGCTTTTTCCAGTATGCTTGGGAGCTTCTCATTCAATCACTCTCCAAACTGTTTTTCTTTATCCTTAGCATTCTTATCGATTTCACTCGGACGCCTTGGATCTGATTCTTTGGCGGACTCTTTTTTGATCCGATCTAACTCCACTTCTGGATCAATACCAGTTACTGTGTTTAGAATCTCGAATAGAGTTTCGTCAGATACTGTTCCGTACAATTGGCTAGCTAAAGAAACAATTTCGTTATCAGATTTAGGAACATTAGCGGTAAAGATAATATTCGTGTCGTTGATATCTTCATACGCCGTCGATTCATTCCCTTTAACTCGCCAAATATTGACTGCTAAGCGTAGGCGCCTCATCAATCCCTTTTCAAATAATCTTTGTTGCATCACTCGCCTATTGTCAGCAGCCATGAGTTTATATTTCATTGCTTCACCAGATTGCGTTCCGCTAAAATTGGTATCCAACGTATCTGGCGTGAATGTAAAACGTAAGATATCATCGACTAAGCGTTGCTTATAGGTTTCCGATCCAGCTGCATCATATTCCTTAACTAGATACTTCGCATCTGGTGTCGAACCATTAGGATTAGGATTATCATCCATAATCATGATTCGAGCTCGTTTAAATGCCAAAGAAACGGCCAAGCGCGAATTAGGAACAATGTTTCCTTCTTCGTCTAGGTCGTTTTTCGCAGTTCCTGTGTAAGGATTGCCAGTGATCATTAAAATCGCATCCATACTATCTTGTTGAAAGTTTGCCAGTTCTGATTGTGATAGATCATAAGCGTCTATGGCATCTAAAACAGGCTCGTAAGCTCCTGTTCGATCTTCATTATTTGCGTATTCGTTGATTGGCACTCCGTCAAAAGCATAATCATCGTAGTCGTCTAAGTGCAGGCCGCGTTCTTCCTGATTATCATTCAGATAGATATAAACCATGTCGCTGGTGTAGACGTTAACGAAATCTTTCCTTTCTCTATTCCCATAATCAATTGTGTAGTAATAAACGCCAAATAGTGAATTATTGTCTGTTGTATCGTCATATACAACAAATGTCTTCTCAGGGTCCAATTTCACTATTTTTACAAATGCTTGCTTTTCGTCCAACCCAACAGTTGCAAGCTCATACGCTCGCCCATAGATGGACAAATCCGTTTTTATTAAAACATTATGATAGGTTTCGTTATTGCGCTTGTTGAATTCGTCAATTTGCTGTTGCAACTCGTCGTTCTCATTTTTATACTGTACTGGTTGCCCCAACATATAACCTTGTTCGAAAATGGTGATGTATCTTGAAAAATCACTAGCAATTCGATTATCTGCCGCAAATTCATCAGTCTTTGCCGGGCGATACTTAATATTGTTATCTGCTAAATAGTAACGCTTTAACTCTTGCAAACGAGGTAATTGCTCCGTTCGGTGTCGATTAATAAACTTTTCTAATTTATATACCCACTTTTCGCTTTCAAATTCGATGCCATCGAAGTCTTCTTGAGACATTCTGAACACTGAATTCGCGTTTTTGTGGTATCGATGATCTCTTAAAAAAGTAATTCCTTTATCCACTGAACACCTTCCTTTCTAGCCAAAGAAGAACTTGGCTGCATCCATCTTTTGTCTAATATCCTGTTTCGTATACATATCATCAGCAAAAGCATATCGAGTCGCATCAATCGTATGATTATCTTTGTCTTCCAATCTCGGTTTTGGGTTGCCGTCCTTATCCGTTTGATAATCGATATTCTCGAATTCTTTTGCAATATTCGGCGTTCGTAAAGGGTCTATGCAGATAAAATCTAAATCATCCAGCCATTGTTCCCCGTACTCTACAGAATCAGGACCTTTTTTGACTCCATAAACATTTGTCATAAAGTGTTCGTTCCTTAACTCTGCAATTGACTTAGGTTCAGCCGAATCTGCATTTATCCTGTCTGTTTGATAGCCTTTTGATTTGGCTTTTCCAGCGAATTCTCGATTGCTTATTTTTTGACCATAGATTTCATCGATAGCGTAAATCCCATTTTTCTTTTTGTCATAATGCCAACGAACGAACGCTAGTGGATCAGTAGCATATCCGAAATCGAGACCATTTCTGATGTTGTCAAAGTTCGCAACCATCTCATCCGTAATACTGCCCGGTTCTACTTGAAGATTATCGAACGGAACAACACCTGAACCGATGGCTTTTCCATCGTATTCCCATTCAGCACGCCTTGGATTTCTTTTTCTAGCAGCTTCAACTTCGCTCAAAAACTCCTTCGAGATAAAAGGGTTATCTTTATAGGTCGAGTGATGCACAAAAGTATTTTTCGGTTGAAATGATGTTTCATATTTTTTATTTACCCAAGACTGTTTTCGCTTAGGTGGGTTATAACTGTAAAAAAACTTATAAAAAAGACCATCATCTAATTCACCACGTAGCAGCGAGTTAGTGATAGTCGTTACTTCGTCTTCATTTTTAAACTCAGCAAGTTCTTCAATCCATCCAACAGCAAAAGGGAACTTGCTATCCTTTAAGGACTTAATTCGTTCGGGGTTTTGTGCCCCTCGGAAAATCATATAGTTTCCACGAGGAATATACGTAATTCTTAAAGGCGACTTATTAAATTTAAACAAATGAGATACGCCTTGCTGATCTATAGCCCATTTCATTTGTTCATATATCGATTGTTCCAGCGTATTGTCAACGTACCGAATGCCAACAGCATTTACCGCATACCGCATCAATAGTTGAGTAATTATATGCGCAATATCTGATGACTTTCCTGAACCGCGTCCACCTTTACAGACAATGTTCAAAATAGCTGAATTAAGAGTCGCCTTCCACACCATGTGGAATTTTTTAGGAATCAACTCAGAAAGGTTTTTAGCCATCGCCTTCACCACTTATGTCATCGATAAATGTTGGAGCTTCTGTAATTTCAACTTTCTGCTTATCAATAAAGGCTGCATTAATTTTGTAATAATGTTCCAGCGCTTGATTGCGTTCTTTAAATCCAGCAGAATATTCACTAACTTCACGTTCGATGATTTCATCCGTTTCGGGATCTCGTTTTACTACCTCAAATCTTTGCGGCTCACCTTTAGCAATAGAAGCGGTAATCGCCAACGCCTCTTCCATAGACAAATGTTTGTTAATTTGGATTTCTTTGAGCTTTTGCTCAATGTAAGACTTTATTGTAGTGTTTTGTAGTAATTTGCTCGCATTAGTATTTGCGTACTTTTCGCTGTATCCTGCCTTGATAGCCGATTGAGTTGCATTTCCTGTGATGATGTACTCATCAGCAAAGGCTCGTTGTCTTGGGTTTAAACTCATTTTCCATCACCACCTTCTTATAAATACTTTTTGATGTTCGCCTGCACATGCTCATCTTTCCAATATCCGTTCCCACAATAGACTAGCTTGCAATGATCAATCTCTACTGGCGTTGCCTCTCTTGTCATTTCGACAATTGAATACTCCGCCTTCATTTGAACAGACATAACCACACGCCTATGCTGTCCTTTCATTGGCTTCGGATATTTATTGTTTAATGACACATACCAGTAAGTTCTCATTGTTCTGATCCTTTCTAATTGAAATGCAAACGCTGTGATGGTACAATTCTATTAGGAAATCTTCTAACATAGTTTGTTTTATTTAGTGGACCACTGCGGAAACAGTGGTCTTCTTTTTTTGTGCGCAAAATAAAACAGCCTCACGAGGAGACTGCTAAACTAAGCCTTCATTCTTTAACTGCTCATATAGCTTTGTTGCTCTGTTGATTCCAATTCGCATTCTGTGTTGTAAATGAACTGGCTTTAATTTTTGTTCAACCCCGTTAAAGTCAATTGCTATCTTTCTAGCTTCACTAATTAATTCATCGTCCATAATTATTTTTCCTCCAATAATCGGCCATCGAAAATGTAGGTTTTCGGCCAAAATAAAAAGACCGCCGAAGCGATCTTGATTATGTATTAAGCAACCTACATAGCACCGTCATCGTGCTGATCCTCCACGTACCACTTCTATCCTCGGTTGCATTAATTGACGTGAAACGAGGTTACCAACTGAGCTACACGTCTAAGTCACTGGCAATGATTCTAACCTTGCTAACGAGTCGTACACACCTTGTGCATATCCTCTGCATTTCCCCAGTCTGCCACAGTGACATAATTATATTGTCAAACATAACGATCGTTGTATAATAAATACTAGGAGGTGATAAAAATGGCATACAGAATTACTCACATTAGAACTTCTGAGAATTACGTGACTTCTACAGACAAAATTACTCATGTAAAATTAGAAGGAGGAACTATAGAAACAGTAGAACAAGTAGTCCGTTACTTAGATATGAATATGGAATACTACTACACTACTACTGCTTACTCAAAAGCTCAGGTGGAATCAGTTCATCCAACATACGGGGAGCCCTATATTAGAACAAGGGCAAATCATACAACAAAGGATAATCTGTTAAACTTGCCGAGATTCTAATGTTTGAACTCCCGCTATTTCTTTACGGGGGTTTTTATTTTGTATTTGAAGGTAACTTCCGTTTCCGTGTAACCATTTTTCTTCTCTTCGTTGCTTTGACTCCACTCAATAGGTGTAGCTTCTTTGTTGTCTAATAACTCTTGAAGCTTCTCTTCATAAGTCTTCATCTGTATACCATCCTCAATATAATATTCAATAATAAATAGACGGCACGTAAACTTTAAAGGAAGAGGAGTGTTTCTTCACATCCTCTTCTTTGATTTTTTGTGTGCCGCCATTAAATCCACCAACCTAGACGTATATATGTTAAGAGGTATAAGGAGAAACTTCATGCCAATAAAGTTAAGTTTGAGTCGTCTGCTTGGCGGATTAATCACATTTATTTCACGCTATCATAGTAACACTTTTAATGTTGCATTGTGGTGCACAAAATGTGCATTAGAACCAATCAATTACAACATCAATCCCAAAAAGAATTATTGCTAATTCTTCCGAGGCTTTTTTAATTCTCCTACCGACGGTTGTACGATCAATATTCTTCTGTCCAGCAATAAACTCATCTGAGAAACACCTTGGAAGAAGGTATTTCATATTGATTAAATCATAATCTTCTGGCTGATCTTTCTTGAACTCTCTTAACGCGAAATCTACGTGTTTCATTAGCTTTGCGGTTTTAGCTTTATGTTCAAGTAAACTATCAATATCGAATCTCCATTCGTTCCACATCGTACCAAATTCTTCTTCAACTTCTGCTTCTACAATTTGACAGTGAGCTTTCAATTTCTTGTAATTTCTTAACAGCATCATAGTATTATGATAGGCATTTGATCTTATTTGTTTTCTTTTTGATTCTTGCGACTTCATCATTTTTGCAACAATCATATCCGATAATTCATTTAACTGCGATTCTGACAGTTCATGTACTTGAATTTCCAAATCGTTTCCTCCCAATCAAATTATTCCCCAAAGTATTTGTTATACACATATTAACAGGTTTATCCACAATATATCGTGGGAACTTGCTTTCGCCTACAATATATTGTGTTTTTAACTCCTGTATGCTAACTCAACATTTAAGTTCGTCAATCATTATTTACAGCCTTACTAACATTTTTTTCCAAGAAGTACTTCTCCGGTTCCTTGGCATCCGTCCAAGACTCCCTTGATGTAGTAATAACGATTGCTATTCTGTTGTTGCTTCTCCATCAGTTCAATGTTAAACACTTTTATCTTTTCAAAGCTGTTTACCATTAATGAAAATCTATAATTAAATGTTATAGATCGATAAGCAAATCCGATAATTACTCCACTAATCAAGAAAATAAAGTTCATTTCATACCTCCTAACCCTATGCAATAGGCGACGATCCCGGATCTATTCGATGCCATCTTTTTTGTTTCTAAGGTAGGTTCTGCACCATAAAACGCTAATGCTTTTATTGATATCTCGCAACCGATCGCCGATTAGACAAACTGCATATAACAATATGAATAAAAGTGATCTCTCCCAGCTTTCTCTAAACAAACATATGGTCGCCATTACCAATAAAAATATTGGATACGCTGCGGCTAAAAACTCAAGAATTTTCTTTTTCATCCTTCCACCTCCAACAACTCTGGATTTTCGTAGATGTTACCTATAACTTCGTACTGATAAATCGAACTACCTAACGAATGCATAAATTTGTCATGTCCGAAGCTCTTTTCGTCTAAATAAAACATGGTGTTTCTTTTTGAATATCTAACCAAGCCTTTTATTTCAAAAGGAGTACTCGAATCGGTAGTCAGATGTTGTTGCCCGACAACTACATCCCCCTCAAAAATATCCACGCCGTTACGGTCTATCAATCCAGTGGATTGCATTAATTCTAGGTCATGGGAATATCTATAAATATAATCGTCAAAAGTGTTGTATGATGCGATTGCTTTGATTTCATTTTCGTTGGTAGTATTCAGTTGATATAAAACTTTACCTGTTTCTATTTTCATGTGACTTCTATGGAAATTTGTAACCATCACCTTGTTTTTTGTGTCATAGGCTCTAAATTTCGGTATCATTATTTCCCCTCCCAACAGCCTAATAGCCTCTTTAATCTGCTCTTTCTGCCATTCAGTTAGATTAACCGACGTGAGAATTAAATCTTGCAGTCTGTCGATTGCTAAGTCGTTGTTGATCATCACTCTTCCTCCGATTGGTATTTCTTAATTTTATCCTCGTAAATGGCAATTTCTTCTTTAGTCGCCGGAACTAGTCTATACGTGTCAAATCCAGTTCCAAAAAGGCAGTAGATATCCTTGTTATCCCATTGATACCAATCTCCCCATGCAAGCTGCGTTAATTCATCCTCTTCTAAAACATCGTTCCAAACATCATGTTTAGAAATTTTTATGATTTTTGCAAATGCTGGCGGGTTTGCATCAGACAATTTATAAATTTTCCCGATTTCGATATTCGGTATCATCATTCGCCCTCCTGATTGGTCAAGTCATTGAAAAGTTGTGTTGCCTTTTCTTCTCCTACTCTTAGACGACGCTTAACTGTGTTTTTTGTGAATAACTCGCCTTCTCCTGTTTCTTCAAACTCCCTTTTTAATGCTTCCATTTTTTTAAACTCTTCTTGAGTATATGTTTTCACTCGAATCATCCTTTCAAAAGTTACGTTATTGCTTCGGTTAGCGGAATTAATATCCAATAAGGTAAACCCCAAAAACAATTATGAAAGCTGCGCAAATGCCTAAAACCCATGTTTTAGTAGCTTCTTTGGTACCTATCTCCTTACAGGTCCATATATAGAACGCCAGTACCCAAATGCTTATAAGACTGTATCCCAGAATATTTTTCCAGTTCATTCCGCCGCCAACTTTCTTCCGCATTCATGGCAAAACTTCCGTCTGATATAAATACAAGTACCATCATCGTATCCTTCCGGGTAAGCTTTAATACGAATAGTTCTTCCTGTTGTATCAACGTGCACATAATCTTTGTTTTCTACTTCATGAATTGAACCGTCGCAATATTTACACATCTATTCCGCCACCTCTTCAAGCGCTTTAATAGTATCTAGGCCGTCCACTTCAACAAACTCGCCTGAGTCCATTAGAACAACCGCTTGCGCGCGTCTATTATCGGTGAATTGAGTTATTTGGATTAATGTGCCCAACTCGCCAGTAGACTCATACCTTTTTTCGATGTTATACCAGTGGCTTTGCGGTATGCTCTCATTCCCAAAAGCAAACTCATCCTTGACGCTTTTTTCAATCCTAGCTAACAGTTCTACTCTAATGTTCATTCCGCCACCTCTTTCACTGATTTCCACGAAATATTGTGGACTATATTGAACATTGTTGCGTTCGAGACGTGGTACTTTTTTCTTAGTTCCGCCTGACTCGCTCCAGATTTGTATTGTTCTCTGATTTTTAGTATCTCATCTTCAGAAAATTTTGAATGTGGGTGTTTTGATCCCTGACAATATAATAAATTCGATTGAGCGTGTTTTGAGTTTTCTTTATTACTCGCCCATTCAAGATTTTCAGATTTATTGTTTTCTTTATTACCATCTTTATGGTTTACTTGTGTTTTACCTCTTTTTTTACCATCAACAAAACATGTCGCAACTAATCTGTGGATTTTATACTGGGTAGTAGTTCCTTTCGAACTCGTGATATTTACATAACAATATCCACGCTCGGTTTGGAAAATCTGCAACTCCCTTCCTTTATACCATTTCTCTTTCCCATCTTTAGTATAAGAAATTCGATCAACGCTTCTTATTTTACCGAGGTTGCTAACTTCATATAAATGCCCTTCTAGTTCAAGTATTTTCCATTCTTCATTCATATTTTCGTCCCCCCCATTCCGCGAAGGCTGCGAGGACTTCAAATTGTTCGATCCTAGTCAATTTTCTGAGAGCTGACAATTCCTCTCCGCCCAACATATCGCTTCTAATACAATCCCACATATAAAAAATAGTTTGCATAGGCCAATCACCACTATCCTTATCTGCATAAGCTTCTAACCACTCCAACACGACCTGCTGGTTTTCGTTGAGTTTTGGCTTTTTGCCAGGAGGAGTACATTTTTCTCTACATGGCCTCTTAGTACCGATGGACCTTATTATTTTTTCTTCCATTCTCACACCTACACTTTCTCGGCTTCCAAATTCTCTTTCTTAGCTAGCAATCGGAAATTTTCATAAAAGTAGTTGATTGATTCTTCGCCAACCGAACGCTCGTCCAAATCAGTAAAAAATTCATCTTTAATACCGTTCACCAAAAGTATTCCATCATCATCAACGCTCTCAACGAAATATACCTTCGCCTCATGCTCACCTTTACGAATGACTAAATCGCCTTCGTTTACCACCCACTTAGATTCCTCGACCTCGTCTGGAATATGAAGTTCAGTAAAATGTGTCTTATACCTTGGAAAATCGTCATCTAGTGGTGTGCCACAATATGGCGGCTCTTCTACTGGGAAATCCCACCACAAGCAATCTCCTAAATCTTCATCCCAATGTTTTGCCAACCTAGCTTTGACTTTCTGCGGTTCGTCTAGCTGCTCAATCAAGGCTTCGCAATGATAACAGCCTTCTTTGTAGCCCTGGTCGAACGTACCTGAAGCATTCTCGCCCTCAGTTTCTTCTAAATGCCATTCAATCTGATTTAAAATATCCTGTTTCTCCATTTCATCCCTCTTTTCTTACTTGATAGGCTGAGTTAGTCGAAATAATTTAAAGCGTTTCGAC